ATTATACCAGCTAACCAAATTGGTTAATTCAGTACCTTTTAAATCTGCATATTGTCCTTTCCAGTAGATACTTTCTATTTCACTTGCAGATAAAGCACGATTCCAGATGCCGACATTGGCAAGAGAACCATTTAAAAATGTATTTGCTGTTCCATTTTCATTTCTTGCACCGAGATATAGATTATCAACAATAGTAAAATCAGCCATAGTAATACTGCTAATATCACCATTATTTGAAGAATTAAGAGCAACAGCAACCCCATTCACATATAAGGTTATTTGCGATGCAGAATTATCTGCTGAAACTAAACAATGTGTCCATTCAGTAGCACCATTAGCAAATACTGCCGAATTACTTGTGGCGTATTTACTTGCATTATTACTTTTATATTGAAATTGTAACTTACCAGAAGTATCTATTGACCAAACAATAGCATCTTGTCCAGATGAATTTCGATTACCAAGTATTCCAGTTGTTGCAGAAGGATTACCATCATCAAACTTTACCCATGCAGATATACTAAAACTGTCTCTAAAAGTAGATTGAAAAGTTGTTCCTGTATCAATATAATCATTAGTACCATCAAAAGAGGTAGCACCAGATAGGAGTAGTTCTGGACTATTATCTTTAAATGGATAATATAGTTTTAATCCATCACGAACAAATGATGCGATTGCCTTGCCTAATCGAACAAGACCTAACCCAAGACCTAATCTCATGGGTTAATAAAGAAAGATTATTGCTGTAGTACCAGTAGCTGCATCACCCGTAGTGGTTGCTCCTGTCGCCCGAATAGGAAGGATCGAGCCTGCTAAAGTACCTGCGAATGTGATCCAACTGCCATTAACATAAAATTTATAGTCTCCATCTACACCGACATACACCGCGCGTGATTCATCATTAGTAGCGTTTGTATTGTTGATTAAGACAGCAGATGCAGCAGGAGTAATTGCTTGTTGTACTGAAAAATCTCTATAAGTTGCCATATTTTCCTCGCTTGTTTAGTGTTGCAACGCTCTAAGCCTATGGTTAAGCATGAATGAGCTTTGTGTTCATTAGTATTAACTATTTATTTCTTTTTTTGTTCCATTTCTCGCTGTAGCTCTTTTCTTTTTTTATTCCTTTTATATTCTTCATATTTTCTTTCTAGTTTTTTAAGTTCTAGTGCTTGTTCAGAAGTAAGAGTTTTACTTACTTTTTTCTGCTTCAAAAGTGCTAGTTTATCAAAATCCACTTTGACTATATCTTCATATAGTTCTTTTCTCAAAAATAAATTACCTACTACAGGTAAATCAGCCTTAGACTCTACTTCTTTTGTAGCATAATTAACAACATTATTAATATTTTTTGCTAATCCTCCAGTTGCACTATTCATAAAAGTCTCAATTTTTCGTGGTGAAGCGTGTTCATATACTCCAACATTATCATATATTGCTCGACTAAGACTTTTTGCTATTGGCATAGTATAGTCATTGTATCTATCGGGAATTTCTTTTCTTTGCATTGCTCTCGTTTCAATAGGTGCGCCATACCAATTTTTATTAGATGCAATTTCTAAAAATGGCTTTACTGTAGAAGGAGTTAGACCAGGATTTAACTGTTTTAAGCTAAGTTTTAAAGCATCCTCAACTCCATCTGGGTTGACCTCATACATTTCATCCCAATAAGCCATTGGTAATCCACCAAATAAAACTCCCATTTCATGTGGTAATGGTAATGATACTATATCTCCACTTCCTCCAAACTCACCTGTATCAATATAAAGATGAGAATATTTTTGCTCTGCTGGTAAGTTTTGAAACCATTCTTTGTCTTTATTTTGATACCAATAATATAACGCTGGTGTAGTTATAAAAGTGATTCCTCTTACGATTATTTTTGTTGGATTGTTTTTTGCTTCTCTATATAGCTTTTCACCACCTTGAATAGTAGGATTAAAAAAGGGAATAAGCTGATTTAGCATTTTAGCTGTCTCACCCATTTTAGAAAAGTTAATTGTAATATCTTGAGCATCATTAAAAGCAGCGATTGCCGCTGCATCAGAATCTTGTCCATATATTTTTTCATATTTTTTTATTCTAGCATTAAATTCTGCGATTCTTGGAGCAAGCTCTGGAACTTCAAATATCCTTCTTAAAGTATTAATAGGATGTAAGGTGACATTTTTTATATTTCCCATAATCCCACCAACTGATTGATTGGTTATGTCAACACTCATTCTTCTATATGCTGATCTGTCTGCACCCATCATTGTAGTATATTCGCCACCCATAGCTTTAAATCTTCTTGCTGACTCTTTCATTGCTTTTGTGCCAAGTCCTAAGTCTGCTGCTAGAGCCACCATTGGTGCTGCTGGGTTAGGTAGTTTTTCTTTTGAAAACATAGCATAAGTAACTAAATCTCGAAAAGGATTTTTAATATAACTAAATCCAGCATTTAAGCCTACTGCGCCAAGCTTTAACATCCTTGTTGGCTTTCCGAAAAAAAAGTCGAATACGGGAGGAAGCTGATATGAATCTAAATTTTTTACCATACTATAGAGTCTAGGGTCTAGTTCATAAAAAGAAACTTGATCTCCTTCATATATAGGAATAATATTGTCTTTACCTGAGTAGTTTTTGCTTGACATAAACATCGTCATCACATCTGGTAATGCTCCTGGTTCTTCTTCAAATATTTTAAATATTCCATAACCTGTTTTTTGTAGTTTTTTATCTAATTCTTTGGTTTTAAAAGTAGTAGCCTCTACAGGAGGTGGAACTTTTTCGATTAATCCTCCTGGTAAAATGTTTTGTTCTGATAAATCTCTTAATGCCAACGATACCCTAACTTTATCTGCGGAAGAATACAGATTCTCCACATACTTAATCATACTTTCAATAGGATTTAAAATTTGTCTTCCACTACCTTTAAGTCTTTTAATCGGTTTACCACCACTTATCTTGCTTCCTTTCGATCGAAATCTAGGTTCATCAGAGAAAAAACGATATAAGGGAAGATATACAGGGTTTAATTCTTTAATTTTGTTTCTTGCTTCAGGACTAATAGCTCTTGAATCGACATAGTAGTCTAAAATCCTATCCGCAAAAGAACTTAGCTCATCGCTTGCTTTTCTAAATTTATTACTATCAAACTTATCAAAAACATATTGAGCATCTGTTAATTCAATACCAGCATCAATATCAGGTCTTGACAAGGCTCTTCTTGAGTAAGCGTATGCCATAAAATCAGCTAGTTCTTTTTTATTTTTTGATACAGGCTTTAATACATCCACTAAACCTTTGCCAGTAACCCTACCTGTATAATCAATCGTATTGTATCGAATAGAAATTTCAGCCTTATTTCTTGCCTTACCTTTAAATGCTCTTAATAATTCTAAAGGGTCTTGATCTGGTCTAATATCAGCAATCCCTTCTCTTTTATAAATGTCTGCTAAAAAACCAATGTCATCTAGGAAATGTGTTTTTAATAATAACTTATAGTCTTTAAATTTTTCTACTAATGGCTGTTTAGGAGGTTTACCATCAAAATTAATCTGTGACTTAACTCTTTCTACTGAACCTTGTTTATTATAGCGAGTCATTAAATCTTTTAATTTTAATACATTCTCGTATATTTTTGGATTTTCTCTTGCAAATTCACCCGTAAAATAATCATAAAATTTAGGAGCAAGCTTTTGAGCTTCTCCTGTACTTACAAAATGCCTTACAAATTCAGCAAATCCCTCACTCGTTCTTAATTTACTTTGATCATAGTCTAAACGCCCTAACTCTGATTGCCATTCTCTAAATTGAGGTCTTTGAGTAGGTTGAATACCCCATATTTTATTGTCTAAAAAGTGAGCAACTTCGTGGGCTAATACAAATACATCATCAGTAATTTGAGATCGTACAGTTTTTTTATCTGGTCTAAAAAATCCAGCAACTCGTGGAAGTCTATAGGTAGCAAATCCTCTAATAGTAACATCAAAGGCATTTCTCATAAATTGCGTAATCTCTGCTCTACTTACCCTCTCTACATCTTCTACTCTTTTTACTGCAGCGTTTGTATCTCCAAAATGCTGATTTCTTTCTACACCTTCTATATTAGCCTGTCTTAAACTACTTGGCTCTATTTCTTTGAATCCAGAGTCAAAAGGTAACTCTGGAGCATCAAAAGTAGGTTCTTTATCTTTAATAAGATTAATAATCCTCTCTGTTGATTTTTGATCTTGTAAGCGTTGTGTATTTGTTCTCGTTACATCAGACAATCGGCTTAATGTACTATTTAAATTTTCTTTTAAACTAATTAGTTCCTGTTGGTTGGCTTCTGTTACTTTAGGTTTTTCAACTTTTGCTTTAATTTTTGGAGTAGGAGTTTCTATTGGTTTTCCTTCCGTAAGTAAACCTCTTGGAGCTTCAACTACCTCTCCAAGTTTTTCTGAAACAATCACTTCTTTTCCTTTGGGAACTCTTAATGTTTCTTTTATTTTTCCCCAAAAAGGTTTATCCACAAGTTTAGTAACTCTTTCTGCTGGAATTTGAACTGTGACTCCATTCTGCAACGCTGTTCTATACTCTAAACCTTTTACTCCTAAATCTAGTAATAAATCTTTTTCTGATTGACTAAACTTGTCGGTTTTCCCTTCTCTTAAAATTGACCTGACTTTTGTTGCATCCATATGTACTACTTTTGGTAAAGAGTATGTTTGTATGATATTTTTTGTTACTAATTCAGATACTTTTTTAAATGCTGTTTTAGCTTGAGGAGTTACCCTTCCTGCAATCATACCCTTACCAATAAGATCAATAATTTCAACCACTTCTTTTGATGTTCTAGTAGCGTCTTCAGGTAAAAATTCAACGATATTTCTTCCATTTCCAATTTTATACTCTCCACCTCGTACTTTACTTACAATTACATTTTCTACCTCATCAATAGCTGCAAATAATGCTACACCCAATCCCGTTAAAGCTAAATTCTGAGATGCTCCTACTGCTACTGCTCCAGTAAAGGCAGTTTCCAAAGACTCAATAGTTGTAGGGTCTGGAGATATACCCGTTACTTTTGGGTCACGAATAAGCTTATCATAGTTTTTTGCTACATTTTGTAATGATCTACCTGTATCTTTACTGATTTGATAAATCATTTGACCTTTTACATTTGTAGCTGTCTTATCTTCAAAAATATTTCTAACAAATTTTTTAAATTTACCACCAATAGTTAATTCAGGTGCTATTCTTAAAGAAGGTTGACCATCAGGAATTTTTATTGGTTTTTTTTGCTTTTCTTCTTTAAATAGTGTATCTACTTCTACTGATGATAGTGGTTCTTTTTTTAACTGAAAACCATCAGGGGGTGGAGGGATTTTTGTCTCTTCTAAAATAAAACCAGGGGGTGGAGGTGGTATTTTTAATCGATCGGTTGCCATTTATTATCCTTCCAAATTACTTTTTTACCTGTTTCTGGATTTACTGCAATATAGCTAGATGGAGGAAGCTGTTCTTGACTTATTGATTCTGATGTCGTAGTTTGGAAAATAGGCTTTATTAAGCTATCTCCCTCTCCCTTAACCCTAGAAGTTAATTTCATACCTTCATCTGGTATTTCAATATTTTGACTAAATTTATTGTACAATGTTACTTTAGGATTAGTTGGATTTGCTTTTAGATATTCACTAAAATTCATTCCTACTATTGAAGCATCTTCAATAATTTCTTTTTCTAATACCCTTAATTGTTTTTCATCTATTGTAAGTGGAGCTTTCGCCTGACCTTTAATACCTAAACGTTTTTTTGCTTCCTCAGTTCTTTGAGTTACTTCTAGCTTAGTAGGCTGTTCCCCTACCATACCAATAGATTCCATAGCTTCTCTTTCTTCTGTAGCTACTAAAGGCGTAAAATCTTCAGATTGCTTAGTAATAAGAGCTTCTTTTTCTTTTTCCGTTTGATAGTCAAGGTCACTTATACCTAATGCTTCAAATGTTTCTAAAGCTGGAGAACCTTTCATTACAGCAAGTCTTCCATTGACTATTGCCTGTCTATTCTTTGGGGTTTGAACTAATCCAGAAGCTAAATTATTAAATGTATTCAACTCTTTCGTAGATTGTTGTTTCAAGTCCTCTCTATCTTTGATCATTTTCTGTAACGCAGCTTGACCACCTTGAACCGCACCTTGTGTAAATGCTCCTGCTACCGCTTGTGCTAGATTTGGTCTTTTCTTTACTTTAAACTTAAATGCCATTATTTTACCGCCTTTGTATAGTAAACGTGTTTTATGCCATCTATTTCTTTCACCGCATCTTTATTTACCTTTTCCACATCTTGCGCCATTAAGCCAATTTGAGGAGTATTATCTCCTTTGTAATTAAAAAGATACACAGGTAAGCCATTATCTAACATACCTACTTGAGATATATTTTCTTTTGAATTTCTATCTGACAAAGAAGCTAAATAAGGAAGAGCTTTCGTAACTAAAGCTGTACCTGCTGCAGTACCAGCTGCACTACCTGCGCTACCTATAATAGACTCCCACCATTCTGGTTGTTCGTCTAATCCTGCTTGTATTTGCGCTCTTTGAGTTTCTTCACCTATTGTAAATCGCTTCATTGCATCTTCTAAATTAGCAAGATTATACTCTGCTCCTATTTCTGTAGGTACAAATTGTGCTAAATCTTGTTGTGTTTTTGCTTGACTTTGAGCTATGTAATCTTGTAGGCTTCTTTGCCCTGCTTCTTGGACTTGCGGAGTTAGTGCCGATACTTGAGAAATATCGCCACCAGTACCCAAAATAGAGCGTTGTAGTTGACTTAAGAGTTGTCCTTGTTGTCTTGCTTGAATGTTAGAGGCAAGGTCTTCACGAATCCTTCCAGATTCTGTAATTCTTTCTTCAAACTTTTCTACATCTTCTTTTAAACCAGCTTGTCTTTCTTCTTCTTTTGTAACAACAGATTCATTTAGTCTGGCTAACTCAGCTTCCGCTGCTCTGTTCATCTTTCCTACTTTTTCTTTTCTTGATCCACCATAACCATCTACATTGAATGTAGCAACTGTTTGTCCTGTTTCGTTATCAATAATTTTAACTCCAGTAGTGACTCCTCTAATTGAGCTTCTTGTTTTTTGTATTGTATATCTCATGTGAGACCCCTATAAGTTCTGTGATTGTTTTAATTCTGAAAAATACCAATGATCATTTAATTTTATAGATATATAGACCTTACCATTTTGTTGACATAAACCCATATCTCCTGGACTTCCTTCTGCATCTGTAAAAAAACCTTTCTTTGTATTTAACATAACATCTTGTTTTTTATCAAGTTCCGTAAATAATACATCTTCGTTGATTTCTTCTATCATGGATTACTTCCTAATAGGGCATAATCAATGTCTATTGAGTCTATTTCAAGGTTACTTGCAGCGCAAGAAAATTCTATTGTTGCTGTTTTCCCTACTACGGAAAATGATTTAGAAACGGATTTCAAATAAGTTTGAGCTCCAAAGGTTAATGTTGCATCCGCAGAACTACCTGAAAGAAAATTTGTGTCTGCATATACTTTTACAGTTAACGCTGAAGAAGCTTTATAAACAATAGTAACCTTAGAGAGCCTCTTTTGAGTATCAGGAGAATTAAAATCAAATCTTTTTGTTCTTACAGTTGCCGTAGAGTTATAGAGAGAGCCAGTATTTATTTCTTGAACTCGCACAAAATTAGAAGATTCTCCTGCAAAGTAATGTGTATATTGAGATCGTAAGCTTTCGTTAATAATTAAATTACTTCTATTAGCAGAAGCTGCTAATTCTCTTTCAATCCAACTTCCATTATCCATATTCATTATATAAGTAGTTGGCGCATCATTATCAGGTAGAAAGATTAATTCATTATCAATTCCATCGTATCCTAAAGCGGGTCTGTCCAATGTTAATGCCTGATAAGTATCTTTTATATTGAAGGTGAACTCGCGTACTGAAGTATTATTCACTACATGAATAGATTGTTTATTAGCACAAACTAATCCCATTGGAGTTTCACAAACTGCATTTTTATGTACTGCACCTACTCCAGTAAAAACTCTTTCTATCTGATGTTTTTCATTTAATACATAGGTGTTTCTTGTTTTAAATACAAAAATCTTGTTCCGATATGCGATAATCTTAACAATCTCATCTCCGTCATTTCTTCCTACATCAAAATAACGTGTAGGCATAATCTCATCTAGCTTATAAGGATCAGTATAATAAATCTGATTTCTTTCACGAGCGGTTTGCCCGTTTTCATCTGTAGTATCAATGTTAGCATAGTATGCTTTGTTATTTAGTATAGTGGAAGTATTCCATTTAATTTCATTTAACGTGGCACTAGATGCTCTTCCTGTTAACGAATTATATGTTGCTAATTTTAATCCATCATAAGGAATCCACCAAGTAGCTACTTTTGTGCTAGAGGTGCTTGCTACATATGCTCTTGCACTACTAACACTAAACGCATCAGAGCCTGTTTCATTTCTTGTATTAACACAAGGGATTGCATTTGCATCCCCTGTTGTAATTAAATGTACCCCACTTGATGGGTTGGTAATTGTTTTAATATTTCCAATTCTTACACAAGTATCTGTTATAATACCTCTAATCTCTGCTTGCGTATCAAGGCTATTTGATGGATATAAAAAAATTAATTTATTTACTGCAAAGTTAGAAGGCATAGAACTAAATTGAATAATAGCAAGTTCATTTTGACTTGTGCTTTCACTTGTAATTGCCATATAGTCATCACTCGTTCCACCATATGGCTCTGGGCAAGGTATCCATCTACCATTATTTGGATTATTTGCAGTTGTATCCGCATTAGATAATTCAGCTAACTGACTATCTTTAAACCCATTATCTATATCTATTGTATCTACAAGATACCAATCTACATCTTCTTCAGGATTCCAATAAATATTAATTCCAGTAATTCTTGAATTTAACTGTGCTAGAGAAGACCCTGTATTTAATACTACCTGTATACCAGGACATATTTTACCTGATCCTACTGACTTTCTTGATTCAATTCCAATGTTTCCATTACTATCTCTTGCTAACGCAGACTCTTGAACATAGTCATAAAGAAAAGTAACAGTATAGCGATCATGTGTTTTAAATGTAACATCTGTTAAATCAGGAATTAAAATTTCATCTTGATTACTTACACCATCAGGAAAAGTCACATATAACCCTACTTCATTAGCAGCGTTAATATCGTTGGATTGATCCCATCCATAACTAGTTCTAACAACAGTAGGAGGAGTTAAGGTAGTATCTTCTATTTTCCAATCATTTACCAATGCTTGCATAGGCGGTTTCTTAAATGCATATCCAGTTGTATAAGAAGATTCATCTGTTTTTCCTAACACATTTCTTTTAATATGTCCAAACCATTTTGTAGTATTAGAAAAACTACCATCTGAAATACGCAATACTTGATTATGCACTAAAAAATCATAGATAGGAGAAGAAGACCAACTTGTAGTAATATTACTAAATGATCCACCTGTTCCTGTAGAAGTATCTTGTCTTTTGAGAACTGTACCATTACCATAGACCCACCATGTAGTAGATGTATCTGCATCACTTGCATTTTTTTCCGTTCTGTATACAACTAATTCTGTTTGTACATCGGTAGCAGCACTTGAAGAACTTACAATTTGCTCACCTTTTGGTCGCTCTAGTCTTCCAGGCTTTTTGTTAAGAACTTTTGTAAATGCAGTATATTGATTTTCAGATATATCAAAATCAGATTGATTGGTTACTAACCCACCTGAAAAATTTCTTATTTGCAAACGAGGCATTAAAAGTCCTTGTAATTGATATTAAATTTTGGCTCACCTGCTCTACGCTGACGATCTAAAATTATTTTTCCCTTCCATTCGTTCCATTCATTTTTAAAATAAGGAATTAAATTTATATCTCTTAATCTTTCTGCGACCTTCCATGATCCATAGTATACTAAACATTCATGGTATCTTGAGTCTAACATAGGAATATCTCCATTGCTAGATAATGCTGTAGGTAGGTGATAATAATACAATTTAATTTTTTTACCTAAAGGGGGTCTAGGAAAAATACCAATATTAATATCATCAATATAATATCCATATGCGCTAGGCATATTTAAAGATGCATTGTCGCTAGATATGTTGTGTATTTGATCCATACCAATACGAGTCATTTTCTCGTCATCTAAATCCGCTCTATAAATACGAATTAAGTTAGGAATTGCTGAACCTCCTCCTGGATTAGAATTTTCATATACTTCCCATATATCTAAATCTGTTACACCATTCCCGTTAAATAATGCATAAGTTAATCGTACAACTCCATTAGAAGCGGTTGTATTAGAGGTAGCATATCCATAAAAAAGATTAGCTTCATCTGCTAATAGGTTTTGACCTTTATTAATTAAATCAGTTAATACTGAATCTGTAACAACAGAGGTATCATCTACCCCTGTAATATTTCTAATTTCTGTTCTTATTTCTGTTAAAGTCATAATATCCTAAAGCGGGGCGAGCCGAAACCCGCCCCTGAGTTAGTTACTGATTAGAGATTA